TTATTATAGACAATGCCATATACATTTCAATCAGAAACCTCTGATATAGTGGAGGTAAAAAAGAGTAAAATTAACAAAGCAGGTAAGGGGCTATTCGCCAAGCAAGCAATGAAAAGAGGTGATCATATATGTCTGTACTTTGGCGTATTAGTGTTCAAAGATCAAGTGCATAATGGTTATTATGAATCTGATTATATGTTAGAGGATCCAGCACATGACTTTATAATTGATGCAGCAGATCCCAAATCATGCCTAGGTCGTTATGCTAATGATTCATTGAGTATGAAGAAGAGTAATTGTAAGTTTGCATTTTATGATGATCCGTTTTCAGGATATCTACAAGCTACGAAGGCAATAAAGAAAGGAGAAGAGATATATGTCAGCTATGGTAAAGATTACTGGCAAGATGCTATTGATAAGGATGCCAAATCATACACATCACTACCTAAGAAAGATAAAGACTTTATTAACCTCGAATTACTTTAACCATATATATATAATAACAATAATTATAACAATACTAACAGTGGTGTTATAATTATTAATCTTTTTAATACTAATTTAATAATAAAATCATTAATTAAAGAGAATAATAATCCACGTAATATTTCTATTTCATTTTTATACTCTACCTTCTTGGTAAAAAAAAAGCTTCAATTTCATAAAAGTTCTGCGTAGTTTTCCGATCTTCTTAACATATTTCTTCGCGTGTTTCATAGTATATGCTAATAGTTTAGGGTCTCCTCTAAAGTAAGGTAACATTAATTCTATTACCGAATCATTTTTAAGACTTGTTCTATCTTCTTCTGTGGAAGGGTATATGTAATACTCTTCAGCAATTTGCATAATTTCAATAAGTAATTCATCATTGAGTTCATTTTCAGGAAGATCTGGTGAGAACTCTTTCAGTATATTACTTAAATCATTGATGAAAACGCTTTTCATGTTTTGTTTCTTGTAACCTTGCCTGATTTTCTTGAAACTCTTTAGTTTCTTCAGATCATGACCGTATAAGGATCGTGGGGGAACTGCCACTTCATCATTATCTTCAGGATTGGAGACTGGATTGCTCTTCTGCATTGCATCATCATCCAGTTTTGAATGGTTTAAGTTTGGATTGTGCTTCATAATATAATAACATCATATAATATTTTTATGTCTTTGTATATATAATAATTTAATAAAATAACTATATGTATAATATATATGGCACACTTAAAAGAAATAATTGCAACACCTTTGAGCGACAGCGATTTAGAGAGATATCTAGGGGAGGAAGTTCAACAAAACATTCTTACTTATTCTGATTTAGCGGACTACCAAGACTTTGAACAAATACTACCATATCATAAATCATACAAGATTATATTAATTGAATATGAAAAGAATTCAGGACATTGGATATGTATTTTAAGATATGATAACACAATAGAAATATTTAACTCCTTTGGTACGAAACATGATAAAGATGATCTAGTAAATTCAAAAGAAATAAATAAATATTTAGGGCAATCTGCATTATACCTAAATAGATTAATAGAAAAGGAAATTGATGATGGAATATTTAGACTGGTATACAATAAGATTAGATTCCAAAAGAAGAGTGTTAATGTAAATACATGTGGAAGACATGTGGTTAATCGAATAATATGTTTATTACATTATGATATGACATTGACTAAATATGTCAAATTCATGGGCAATGCAGAAAAGGATACTAAACTAAATGATGATGAAGTTGTATCTACTATAATTAGATAATTATTCTAGAAAGGATATTACTATTAAATTTATATCATCATGTAAAACATTTTTAATTTTATTTAAAACATCTATCCATTTAGCTTTTTTATTAATACCCTTCTTGTACTTTGCAGGAATTATATGCAACAATTTATTGACAGATTGATTAATATATTTAGCATTAACATCCACATTTTCTTCTATAACAAACAATATAATATCCAATTGATGTTGTAACTGATACAAAAAGCCAGCTTGTGAATTTAGAAATACAATTATATCATCAACCGATTCATTTCTGATCATACGATAGGATAACAATCGTTTTAACATTTTCATAAATTTCTTGGCATGATAATACTTCTTCACATCAAGTAATAATGATTTATAAATATCTGTAACGTCTACATCACTGGAATGAAAATAGTAATTGCACGAGAATTCCACAAACTTATCATTTATGAACGCAATAATATCTATTTTAATTTTATTGCTCTTCAGTTGCAAAGTATCAAATAAATTAATGATGATATCATTGTCAATAATTTTATAACCATTTATAATATCTGTATAATTCCATCTTACTGGCTGAGTATTGTGATAACCAGACTTGAAATCTGTAATAAATACTGTTTTTGATTTCTGAAACGATTTGAATACTTGTTGGATTTTTCTAACATACTTTTGATAGTCTTTCAACTTATGAATAGATATATATTCTTGCAAATCGAAATCTGTAGTATATTTTAGCTTACCAATTGAATTAGATCCAATTAATTCTATTGAATTAGATATAGATAATTTCTTAATAATTTCTTTCTCCATATATACTATATACAATGAAAAATAAAAAACCCAGAGAAGTGTATTACGACATTCAAATCAATAATTTTGAATCAAGTGGATCAGCACAGCAGTCATTAAGATTTACAGAAACCAGAAGCAAACCCTTAATTGAAAACTCAGGAGAGTATAGTTTATCAATTGTTAGATTTGAATTAGATACATATAGTTTACCAACTTTTATAGCTGAGATTGTTCACACAAACAATAATGATATCAATAAAATGATTGAAAGCCTAACATTAGAATGGGATTCTAGTGGGACTCTGACTACTGAAGGTCCTTCTAATCTTGCATGGATTCCTACAAACCAACATGCGGAAGTTCCTATAGTTCCACAATCATTACAAGAACCAGCACATGAATATTATTATTCGAATTCATTTCGTCATTACTGTGATTTAGTGAATAACACTTTTGATTCTTTAACAGCATCATTAAAAACATCTGTAGGAGTTGATTTAGATGGTCTACTACCACCTAAAATGATATGGAATGAACAAACCCAATCTGCAGAAATTATAGGACAAAAGGATTTTTATGATGAAAGTTTAGCAAATCATGTGAATATATATTTTAATAGACAATTGTTTAGTAGACTTTCATCGTTTCCAACAATAGCAAATTTAAATGCGGCTCAAGGAAAGGCATATAAAATTGTCATGAAGTCTGATTATGCTACTAAAATTGTTAAGTTAGATATTAATGGAACTGGTACACTTATTGACTGTATAAAAACATGTCAGGAGTATAGTACTATTAGTAATTGGTGTGCTGTTGCATCTGTTGTATTTACAACTAATACATTACCTATTGTATCTACGCAACAAAGTGAACCTAAGATTTATGATAATGGTTCAGCTTTAAATATGGGTATACCTCAAAATTTCGTACAAGTTATAAGTGATATGAGCACAAATGAATTATGTTATAAGCCGAATTTGATATACGTTCCAAGTGCAGAGTATAGAATGATAGATATGTTTGGTGATAATAGTATAAGCACATTCGATATAAATGTATTCTGGAAAGACAAACGTGCAAACATGATTCCGTTCACATTACAATCAGGTGCCTCTGCAAGTGTAAAAATATTATTTAGATTGAAATAAATGATATAGAAAACTGTAAATACTATAAAACACATAAATAATAGTATGAAAAATAAATATATTAATCTATAATATATAGATTAAAATGTCCGATTCAAGTTTCAATACCGTTGTCGTAAGAGACAGCAGAATTAATGATGTATCCACCAAAATAGATTATATAGTTAGCAAAGGAGCAGCTCAGAATAATTATCAACACGTCAAATCAACTTCCGCAGGTGTCACAAATGTAAATTTTGCGATAACTGTTCCATCTGAAAATGTTCTTGTGGATAGAAATATAACCATTTCGGCTAAACCGACCTTTAGAGTGACAATTCCTGCAGGACGTGCGGCCAATACAGTGGCTTTTAAGTATGGATCAACTGAGGCATTGAATCAGTTTCCACTTAATTCCTTGTTTACTAACGCAACTGCTACAATTAATCAAGCAAGTTTCAGTGTCAATACCCAAGATATGTTACATACTCTCATTCGCATGACCGACGATGAAGTATTAAGTAAATACAATTGTCCTTATATGAGTGATAAAGGATTTAGAGCATATTCTGATATGGCTGAATTGGAAAGCAATCCATTGGCTGGATTTGATAAAGCTACAGGATCAGTGGTACCCCGTGGATCTCATCCAATTGAATTCAGCATTGTTACAACTAGAAATGGTGCGGCCGCTTCTGCAGCAGTCACACATGCAAATACTGGAGCCCAAATTACAGCCGCTTTAACTAGTGGTCATGTGGGAGATAGTTGGGTAATTGATATTTCATTTCAAAGTACTGAACCACTCTTATTTTTGTCTCCATTCTTAACTGGTGAAGGTAATAATAACTCTGCTGGTTTGTATGGAGTTCGTAATATGGATTTTGTATTCAATGTTGATACTTCCGCCAAAAGATTGCTGTGTTCTGGTTCAACTGTTCCAATGACTATAGTACTTACGGCCATGAATGATTGCTATTTAAATTTAAATTACTTGTCAACTCAAGCTTCTGATTTGTTATCTTCAAGAAATGTTGTACCATTCTCTGATTATTCCAGATTCCTAACTGTTAGTGATCAAGTATTTACTGCAAATGCAAGTAACTCCATTAATGCTCATGCTGTGCAATTGAGTCAAATCCCTAACAGACTGTATGTTGTTGCTAGGAAGCCAATCAACAGTCAAACTATGAAAGATTCTAACGCATTTTTAGCCATTGAAGGAATCTCAGTTAACTTTAACAATGTAGCTGGTATTCTTGCTAACGCTAATGCACACGATCTTTACAAATTAAGTATTGCTAATGGTTCAAAACAAGATTTGTATGAATTCCTTGGGGGTGCTTCAATTGCCAATGGTGTTAAAAAGAATACTACAGGTAGTATATTGGTACTTAATCCTGCCAGAGATTTATCTTTACCTGATTATTTGTCTAATGGTTCCATAGGACAATTTTCCTTTCAAGCAAATGTCAGAGTACGCAATCTTGATGCTGTTGATGTTACTCCTGAAATACTGATCATTGCTGAATATGATGGGTTCTTCTTAACTGAAGCAGGACAATCCATGAAACAAACTGGATTACTCACAAAAGATTTAGTTGTAAATTCCACTATGGCTCAATTCGGAGAATCATCTAATTATATTGAATCTCACAACAAAGCCAATGGAAGTAATTTAAGTGCATCTTCTATGAGAAATGTCCCCCTTTTGAATATGAAGAAATCAGAGAAATCTGGTGGTGCATATTCTGGTGGTGCTATGTCTGGTGGTGCTATGTCTGGTGGTGCTAGATCTGGAGGATGTCCCGCATCCAATTTAAGAAATTTTGTTTAATAACGTTAAAAACTAATATGGTTTTCTATTAAAAAGTTATTAATTAGAATAAAAATATTTCATTTTTATTTTTATTATTTATATTATTACATTAAATTAATTATATTTGCACTAAAAATGCTACTTTTACATGGTTTTATTAATATTTAGATGAAAGTGAAAAAATACACATAACACATACTAAAAACAAATATATTTATATATAGTATATAAAAGAAATGGTGTTTAATTCATCGCAGAATAGTTTCAACTCTCATGGTACACAGGCTGAATCGTTCGAAGTATTACGTAATTCATACAACGTAAGCAACTCTGGTTATGACTACCAACCAGCACTAAGACCACAAGGGAAAGATTACATGTTCCCCACAGCAGTACACAGCATGATATCTAATTATGATCAAAACGAATTGAAATATCTCAATCACGACACAATGAGATCAAGAGAAGAGTTATCTGGTAATGGCATGGAAAACATCGAAGGACTGCCAAAGTGTCCAGACGACCTGAACAATATTCAGATTCAGATTCAGATGATGAATTAGTGGGAGAAGGTTTTTTTAAGAAAGCAGGGAAATCAATCAGGAAAACCGCCAACAAAACCTCAAGAACAACTAGGAAAACAGCTGAAAAACTTAATAGAGATACAAAACCTTTACAGAAAAAGATTGGTAAGTCAGTTACCGATGAAAACGGATTGTTACACAAAGGCATAGGAAAGACTCTTGATTATGCTTTACCCGCATTAGGACAAGCTCTTGGTGCTGCAGCAGGAGCATATACAGGGAATCCAGTATTAGGTGCAATGGTTGGAAAACAAGTTGGAAGTGTTGGAAGAAACGCTCTGAAAAATAAAACAGGATACGGTGTACCAGGTGTTGGAGAGTATAATGATAAAAATAATATTGATTTAGCCAAGACATTACATAAGTACGCACCTCAGTATAAAGATGAATTCAAGCGAGGAATACCAGGTCAAGTACATAACGGAAAACCCGTTAAACGAAAAAGAATTACAAGTGGTAGGTGTGACGTGGTTAAACAAATTATGAAAGAAAAAGGGTTGTCCTTACCTGAGGCAAGTAAATATGTTAAAGAAAACAAATTGTGGTAAAATTAATATATAATGATATTATTTAAACAGCATGAATTTTGAAAATTATGACGATTTAAATAAAGCGAAGAAAAGAATTATGTCCTTGATGAAAACAAAATACGGGGATCTTGGTGATGATTATCAAGAAAGTGTCGATGTAGATTCTGACGGGAAAATGAATAACATTATCAAGCAATTGAATGAAGCTCACTCACACAGTTTTAATATGATTCCATTTATTAAAAAAGAAGCTGACAGGATAGAGACAGTAATTATAGGTCAAAAACCTAAACTAACAAAAAAAGGAAAACCCTATCATGATAACCAAGGTAATGTTATATATGAAGATGAGACAGATGATGTTTTAGTTACTGGTAATTCATATTTTAGAAATGTTAATTCTCTTGTGGCTTTCAATCAACAAGTACTCAGTCTTTCAAGTTCATTAACTTCAGCGAATAGAATATTTAGAAAATTGATTGATGATATAGGATATGTGGAACCTCAAACTTTAGATTTGTATAAGCAATCATATGACAAATATTTAACTGTGTTCAATGAATTAAATCAAATTGCTGTCGTTCAGGGAAAGTTGAAAGTAATCATGAAAGACGGTGAACAAAATGAATTTGACAGAAATCAACTTAGTAATGAATTTAATAATGCCAGATTGGAAACCACTGAATTGGTCAAGTTTAATGATGTGGTTAGACATAATTATAATTATAAGAGCTCGACAGTTTCTGTTAAAAAGAATAACCCGACTGTTGGCATGAATTCGGAAAGGAATTATTACAACAATGATGATGAATAATTAATGACAAATTTTAACTTTTAGAGTAAAATAAATAATTTCAAATATTTTCTATTGCTAATGTATAATAATAGCAATAAAAATGAAATTCAAAGCAAGCGAAATTAAACTTTTATTAGAAGCGTCATACCACAAAGAATTGTATAATATAGGTAGATTTACAATTGATGAACAAATATCTGACAAACGTGTTAAAACTTACACGGTGGATGATTTGGATGAAGTAGTTGTAACTCATAGGGGTTCAGCAGATTTGAAAGATTGGGTGGATAATGCAACTTGGTTGAGATTTAATGTACTTGAACGATCACCAACATTTAAAATGCATTTGAAGAAACACAAACAAGCGGTAAATAAATATGGTGCCGATAAGATTAATGTAATGGGTCATTCACGAGGAGGCCTTTATGCAACACATATATATAAGAAATTGAAGTTAGCTAAACAAGTAATAAATTACAATAAACCCATTAACTTATATGACATTGCCAAAGATCTTGTAACCAAGAGGAAACAAGACGAAAATAGTACAACCATCAGAACATCACGTGATTTAGCCAGTGTTGGACAAAACTTAATAAAAGGAAAAGACACCGATATAGTGATAGCATCTGATTCATTTAATCCATTGAAAGAACATGGTATTGATAAAATAAATGATTATGAAACAGATGACTTAATAGGCAAAGGTATTTTCAAACCAAAGATAGATTACTCCAAAATACGAAAGAAAGATTTAAGGGATTTTGTTAAAAAGAACAAGAAAATAGCTAAGTTGGATATTAATGTAACTGGATTAACTAAGAAAGACTTAATTCAGTTGTCAGAGTATATTCTCACAAAAAAGAAATTTTAAACAAAATTACCGCCAAACTGTTTTTTCTTAGTTTGCTTTGGTTGCTTCTTCACTTCTTCTTTAGGTTTATAATTATTTAATGAATTAGTGGTATTTGTTAAGGATGACAATAAGGTGTCAAGGTCGTTATTAGTGTGATTGCTATCAATAGTTATAGTAACCGCTAGAGTTGATTCTGCATTTGTCATATGTTGCAATTCGATTTTGGATTTTCTGGTAAATTTAGTCATTGTTTATATATTATAATATATTATAATTATATAATGAATTTCGAAAATTTAGGCTTTGCGCTATGTAAAATAGTTTCTGAAGATAAGAAAACTAAAGATGTTAATGTGTATTTTGCAACTCATGATGATAAAGACAAAATAAAGTATCCTATAGAGACAATAACTCTTGATGATAAGAAGGAAAGTATGCAACATTTACCGTATACAATGAAAGACAAGGGAAACACTAGACAGATTCTATATGTTTCTGGAGCCAGTGGAAGTGGTAAAAGTTATTATGCATCCAGTTATATTAAGGAATATGTGAAAATGTTTCCAAAGAATGACATATTTATTGTGTCTTCGTTGGACAAGGACGAACAGTTGGATAAAATTAAAAATGTCAAAAGAATTAAATTAGATGAAAAATTCTATGAAACACCGTTTACGATTGAAGACTTTAGAAATACTCTAGTGGTATACGATGACACGGAAATGATAGCCAACAAATTAATTCAAGATAAAATTACTAATATTATGAATTTAATATTAACAACGGGGAGACATACGAATACATTTGCTATTAATACCTCACATGTTACCAATGGAGGACATAAAACGAAATTAATATTACTTGAGTCTCATTCGGTTACATTGTTTTTAGTTACCATGGGTGAAAAATCATTAAAATACTTCCTTGAAACATCATTTGGATTGGGGAAAAAAGAAATTGACAAGATCAAGGAACTGGACAGCCGATGGGTAACAATCTGTAGAACAATGCCGGTTTCAGTAATTCATGAAAACGGGATATTTATTTTAAACAAGAAGAAGAAAATTGAATCTTAATAAAATTATTTATATATATGTATAATATATAAATGACATTAAATTTATA